GATTTATCATCAGTTCGTCACAAGCTTTACAATTTAAATATTGATATAAAGGCATGTTATCTTCTTTGGCCGCTTCTTCAATTTGCTTGAAGCAATGACCCTTTTTCTGGTTGATTTGTTCAGGATGGGGGAATGTTAAAATGATGGCTAATTTTTTTGTACCATCTAGATTTTGTAATTCGTTTTTGAATTTGTTTGTGCCTTTAGAATTGACAAAATTCCATTTCTGATTGATCGCGTTAGCGATTATCATATTACCTTCGATTTGAAATCTGTCCATAGTTAATTGTTTTGTGAATAATAAACGATCTTTACCTTGAAGAATATATCCTTCTGTTGATGAAGAATTCAAACCGCTAACACCAAGTATCTTTAACTTGGGCGTGTGCATTTTGTGACGTAAATCATATACATCGGCTATATCTCCTAAAATATCAACAGGCAATCTTTCGGTTGTTAAAATGATGATATGGAAATTATTTTGTTTGTACCAATCCCTTTCTTTTCGCTCAATCAAAGAAGTGAAACCACCATAACTGGTAGCCATGTAATATTCTTTCTTTTGATCTTTAATAAATTCATATTGTTTTCTTTCTCGTCCATCTAATCCTTTTAAGAAATCGCCTTCTTCTTTATCTGTTCTGTTTACATAAGATAACGCGGTTTTTAAATTGTAATACTTATCTGTTTTTGGAATTATCTCAGTATCACGATAGATATCTGCTAAAAATTCATCTTGATAACATCTTACATATTGGGAAAATGTTTGGATTAAATTTCTCAAGAAATAAAATTTCTGAGTTGTCATTAAATAAATTCTATCCTGTGCTTTGATGTTATCCAACTGCTCTTTATAAACATTTAGTATTTCATCTTTCTCTTCTTCTAAAATGTCGTCCGCATAATTAGACAATAAGAAAGCGCCAATAGAAATTCCTTCACCTGTTCCTTTATCTTCATTATCATTCTCAAGATCTTTTTCAATTTCTTGTCGAATGAATTCAAAGATTCGCTTTTTGACATCAACTTCAGTATTGCCATCTAGAACATCATTAGTCAATTTTTCAGAAGTTAATTTTTCTTTATCAGTTCGCCAATCATATTTTTTATAAACATTTTCAAAGAATTTGTCATAGCCGTCAACTATTTTATTCGCTATCTCTTTTGCTTTTTCATTACCTCCACGGTTATGATATATAACGTTATAAATGATATTTGCGTTTGACCAAATGATTGTGAAATATTTTCCTAATTGTTTTAATGTAGCGGCAACTTCATGCAAACGTTCAATTGTATTGGTTGTGAAATAATCACGCGGCTCCAATAACTGACAAGCTGCATAGGATTTTCCGGTACCTTCATTTGTTCGAATGATACTAACTTTATATTTTTCTTCTTTGTACGGCTTGATAAATTCCGAGATAATTGTCTTTATCTTCTCTTCCATATTCTTTTGAATAGGAGTTTTAATTTGATTGAAATCATTTTGCGTGAACACTGTTGAATAGATAGCATCTTGACTTTTATCAAATATCATTTGCGAATCTGGATAACAATATAGACCCGGACGTTTGTCATTAGTATTACGATAGAAATTCATTGTACCATTACTTTGATTATAATGTGAGAAAATAAGTTCGGGATAAAGATTTTTTACTTGTTGAATATAAAGATTTTGTGCTTCGTTTTGTATTAAAGGAATGAAAGATTTATCCTTATATGCAACAGGCATATCATCATCTGAAATTTCTTGAACGGCATCTACATTCGCATCAAATGTTGTTGAAAAATTCTTATTAAAAGCGATAGCATTTATTTTATTCAAATGGTATGTAGGATTGAAATATCTTGCTAAATCTTTTACTGCTTTGTCGCATTTTAATAATTCAATAAAATAGAGAGCATAATTTTTATATTTTGCGGGGTCTTTAATGGGAGCGTTAGGAATAATAAGCACATGAAATCTATCACAAACCTTTCCGTTCTTTTCTTTTTGATGATTGTTGGATTCAATAATAAGATATGAACAACCAATTTGATTCAAAATGTTAACAGCACCATTTAAAGACGCACCATCATCAATATCTAACATGATAGCGGAGGCAATTTTCCAATTATCGTTCTTTCGGCGTCCCTCTTTAAAAATAGAACAAGAATATTTTTTTGTTGACAATAGTTTAATCAACTCAGGATTATTTTCTTTCAATTCATTTTTATGTATAAACACTACTTCATCAAATGCACTTATGGCTTTTGAATCCGATTCGGTGGTCGATAACCAAATATGTTCTGAATTTAGATATCCCCTAGTTAATTCTTTGAAATTAGAATAATCTTCATACCTAATTGTATGCATGCCAAGCCTCCTAAAAACTTTCTATATTACGATTCTAAAAGTTTATCTTTTATCTCAGCACTTAAAGCAATCGCTTCGGCTTCAGTTTCGAAAAACCAGTCAATCATATTTCCATCAAAAAATAAAGATATTACATAGAGTGTTTGTTCATTTTCATTATCTTTTTTTGTTACTTTTTTGATATCCGATAGGCCGGTAATTGAATCCGACTTTATTAGATAGCCACCTATTTTTGCATATTTCATTTTATAAGCCCATTATATTATACTTTCACTTACTATTTAGTATTAAGATTCTTCTGATGGTAAACCGAAACCGGCTAAAGCGTGAACAGAGGTTTCTTTTTTATAAAGCAACCAGGTTGAACGAAGTTTCTTAAAAAATTCCATAGCCTTTTCGTATGTTACACAATCGGCGTCAATAATGATACTTGATTCACAAACATTGCTATAAATTGCTATACAATATGCTTGCTTGCGTGTTTCACTTTTAGCAAAGGAATATTCATTATAAAAACAAAAACTTAAAATTTCAATGCTATCTAAACAAATATAATGTAAATCTTTACCATAAGAAATACAAATAATTTCCGCTTTACCAGGATTACCTAACGCACTGCTAATTTTTAAATCATCAAATTTTTCAGTAATTTCAAAAAACATTTTTTACCTCCTTAGTTCTATTCTTTTTTCTTCAAATGGAAAACCTTCTTTTTTATAATAATTCAACCTAGCAGCATGATGAAGTAAGGAAAAATTCTTAAATGTTTTTGATCTACCTGTTACCTCATTTTTTTGAGTGAAAGATAAATCATCAACAATATCAATGACAGTCAATCGTTTTTTATCTTCATGTATTCTCAATCCACGACCAATGGCTTGCAATACGCGAATTTTGGATTTACTTCCAGCCGCCGAAATAATATTGTGAATGTTTTTTATATTGATGCCCACACCAAATACTTGTACAGATGCAATACAGATGCAATTTGAATCACGTTCCATTTGTGCCCGAACATCTTCTCTTTCTTGAGCACTTGTTGAACCATCAACATAAAAAACTTTATTAACGCCCTTAGTTAATTCACAAATCTTTTGATATAACATTTGCCCATGTTTTATTCTTGTGAAAAGAACGAGTGTATTTTGTTTTAACAAAGAGGCAATTTTACACACCGCAAAATTTCTTTGCGTATGACTATAAATCATTTCTACTTCTAATTGATATGCCTTTCGATTGTCGCCTTGTGATAACATCATTCGTCCTGTAGCCTGGCAAACCTCGGAAGGATATTTAAAAATATACGCAAAAATTTTTAAAGGTGAGAGAATTTTTTGTTCAATAAGTTTTTGCGTTTTTGTGATACGATATATGGGGCCAACTAACCCTTCCATTACCATATGATGAACGGGCCAATCATCAGTAGTTCCAGTAGCCCCCAAACGCCAATCGGCGTTGATACAACTTTCGGAAATTTCTATTGATCGTTTTGTTTGATCATAGGAGGCTTTTCCATATTGATGGAATTCATCCATAATGATAACACGAAATCTTTTAAAATATTCAACCATAGAGCCATACTTAGGAACAATGTGTTGATGTTGAATAGATTGCCAAGTTGAAATAGTAATTGGAGAAGTTGTTTCTTTATCCACGCCGCCCATTATTGTATATATTTTATCTTTTATAGTTCCATATTTTTTATCATATTCTTCAAAGTCACTTTGCATTTGTAAGACTAACGATATTGTGGGAACAACTAGAAGAATTTGTTCAGTCGGTTGTAAAACATTTTCAAATAAATATTTAATGTAAACATAATAAGCAAAAGATTTTCCCGAACCTGTTGGAGAGATAGCAACAATTCTTTTTAAATGAAGGGCCGCCTTAACCATATCTATTTGATGTTCATAGATATCTAAATGTGTATTCAAATTTTTTAAAAAGGAATTAATCTTATCTAAAGGTTCGCCTTTAAACATATTATCAAATGAGTCATCGATATCATACGATATAGACAATTCTTTTAGTTTTTCGATTAGTTTGTCTTTAAGTCCCACATACATTCTATTTGTTTTTCGATCATACAAATGAATTTTTCCATCCCATTGTCCTCTTTTAAACTTGGGATGAAAGAAAAAATTTGAAGCAAAATAGGAAAGTGAATCATATAAGTTTTGTTCGACCGCCATATCTTCGGGAATGGCTAGTAGATAAGATTCATTCAATTTAGTTAATGTGACGTCTGGCATTTTAAATGTTATCGAAGATGTAAGGTATCTTTTTTTGGAATTCGTGAAGAAGAGGAACGGCAATTTCTTTCATTTGTGGATGCGCGTTAGGTGCAGTTCGCATTTTAAAAAAATGCATCCATTCTCTTAAATTCATTTTTATACAAATTTCGGTTTTTAGAGAATTAGGCAAAACGCTTCTGGCTTCTTGCGCCGATGCACCCATGCTAATTAACTGCATATAAGCCATTTCCGAATTCATCATGGCTTTCCACCAAACTTTATATTTTGGGTCATCTTCATCCCAAAAAATGGGTTTAATAACAGTAATTTCATTTCCAAATTTATCTTTGCTAAAATTACAATATCTTGTTGATTCTTGAACATACGAAGCCAAACGATGCCTTACAATTTCGTGTGTCACTCCACGATCACAAATTACGCGAACTACAATATCATAAAATTCCAAAACTGGATAATGGCCTCTATCCAAAATCATCTGTATAAATTTTTCAGAAGAATCTTTGGTAATTTTATCTTCTGATTTATAAGCGTTGCGGCCAACAAGTTCAATTGTTTTGAAAATATCTATTGTTGAAAATTTTGTTTCAACAATAAAGTAAGGTTTGATAATTTTCATTATTCTTTCTCCTTAATGTCTACTAGTTGGGGAATTAGTTGATTTCGATATTGTATAAAAATTACTGCTTCATTTTTTTCAATATATTTGGAATAATAAACTATACAATTTATAGAATTTTTTAAAGCAAGTTTAGCAAATTCATTATTCGATTCCTCTAGAATTTTTTTAAGGATTCGATCTACATTTCCTTTATGATAAAAATGCAAAATTATTTTTTGTGCTCTGGGAGGTTGATATTTTTCAATCTCTTTAAAAATTTTTTGTAGTCTTTCAGTTGTTAAAGGTTCGCTTTTTTTAACATCCGAACAATGAGTAGAAAAATACATATTAGTAAATTGATCATCGATCACTTTTGTTAATTCGTCTAAAATATATTGTTTTAATTCTAGCACTTTATTTTATTCCTCCAAATAAACGATTTGCATTATATTTATTAAACGTATGGGTTTGTTTTAGCATTTTTCCCAACTTAATTTTTTTAATTCATAGAAATTAAATTGAGGTATTCTAGTACCTCGTTGTATCACCCAGCAATCTTTGGAAGTAAAATGTTTGCCAGTTTTACAAAACAAAAAAGCTTTTGTTCTACTAGTGGTGAATGCATAAGGTTCATAACTCAAAGCTTTTTCAATAGAATTTTCTAAAGGGTCCAAACAAATTTTTGTAATTACATAAATTTTACGACAAAACATAATTATTCTCCAGCCATAAATTTTCTAAATTCAATTGAATTTTTTATAGCCCAGCCACGATCACGAAAGTTGGTTATCGTTTCTGAAATGAATTTTATTAAAGCGGATTGATTAGAAATTTCCTCTTTCTTTGTACTTATTTCTTTATCGCCGTCAATTAAAATTGTTAATTCTTTTTGTGTTTCTGGTTGGAGTTTAAACTGAGTTTTATAAAAAATTGCTTTTTCAGAATACAATAACTCATATTCCTTTTGCATCTTATTTAGTATTATACTTTCTTTTAAAAAATGATTGATATACTTTTGAACAAGTAAAGGATTTTCTGATGCACAAAAATCTAATTTATTCTTATCGATAACTAATTCATTTGTAATCTCTTTCTTTAGTTCAGGAATCGTCATTTGACCTCTGACATATTATAATATAATAAGGAAATATATTTAGTAAATTAACCCCACATTAATTCAATTGGTAACTGATGCTTCTTTTCTAATTCTTCTTCTAAGGCACGTTTATCATCTAATCCCATTCGAAGAATGCCTTCACCATTTAAGGTAGCGCCGTTAATCATTTGAACGCCGCTATGCTTTGTTAAATTTTTACCCCATTGAATTCTGAACAAGGCTATAACATATTTTTTAAGCCAATCATTGTTATAAACGTTTGGATAATCGTATGGGTCGACGGCCCGATAAACACGTAAAGCATAAATATCATTCTCTTCGGGTGTTGGAGTAAACTGAACCTCATTTGTGGTAGTATTATAATCATAACCAGTTTCTTGACGAAACTTAATATCAATCATTCGCATTTTTTCAGATAACAGTTCAAACCCAATCAAATCAACATCACCAATCCATCGTCGCTCATTTAAGAATTCCCATTGGATTGAAAATGTTGGTTCGGAAAGAATCTCCTGCACTTTTTGAATCATAAAAGGAATGGCAATAATATCATCATCCAAAGTATATGTGTCTTCACCTGCTTCAACAGCCAATAATGAATAAGTAAGCCGCATGCCCTCCTGATGATACTTAGTAAACATTTGTAAAGCATCATCTATGCGATCCGTTTGCTGGTTCGGGGTTATCTCAACTTCTAGTATATCATCACCTAGATCGCGAAGGGCATACGCTTTCAACCCCTCTAAAGAGGTTATCTTGTTAATACCTTTCATTATACCTTATGTGCGTTTTTTGTTACGATGTCATTCTTAGCAATTTTGCTTAGAACATCTTTTGCTTCATCTTGAATGGCATTAAAAATTTCGCCGGCTTTTGTGAAGTCAGCATTGGCAGAAGAGGCTTTTAAAACCTGATCGTTAATTTTACCAAGGCCCTTTTTAATAACACCTTGAATATAACTAATGTTGTTCTCGTTTTCTCTTTTGCCTTTACCGTGTTCAACAGACTTGCCTTTCTCGTCGGCTGTTAAATCACCATTTTGTTCGTTGAATAAATCTTTAAATCTCTTCATTTGATTCTCCTTTAATCTCCTTTATTTTATTTTCGAAGTTTATTTTTAAAACCGATAGACACAAATTTCTTTGATTTTCCAGTAAGGTATCGTCCAATATAATATCATTACGTTTTTTTTCATATTCTAAAGTAACGTTTTTTGTCAATTCTTCTTTTTGATTTTGTACATCTTTATCTGTAACGTCGGATAAAGACTTCAAATTTTTACTAATTATGTTTTCCGGTAAATTACGATTAATACCTGGAATAATACGATAGGTAATATCATTATGTTTTAGCATCCAAGTTGAACTAATAAGATTTTGATAATCGGCCATTATTCTCCTAATAGGATTTTCTTATTCTTTTCAAATTCCGTTTTCTTATGACGTTTACGTTGTGATTTGGCATAACGATTTGCGTCACTGTTTTCAATTTCATCAATATCTTTTTTATATTGTTCCTCTAATGCTTCTAAAGCATCTTTCTTCGTTTCGGGAACATGACTTTCTTTTTCAACATCTTTAGGCTTCGGTTCTTCGGCTGTGGCAGAACTTTCTATTGTAAATTCCGGTTTTGGTTTAGTAACGGATGGGGGAACTTTTGGTACCACTTCTTTTTCTTCATATTTTTGTAGCATACCTCGAAATTTTGTATCCAATCCTTCTGGTAATCCGCGGTTTAATCCAACAGCAATTCGATAAGATTTTCCATCACCTTTCTTATCGTTGTTCCACAAAACCCATTCATGATTCCTAAGATTCCAATAACTAGCCATACATCAACCTCCTTGTTTATTTATGCTATTGTTCATTTTTGAACATTCTTCCTTCATAGACCGAGCTTGCTTTTTATTTTCACAAAAAGTAGAGGTCCAATCTCCAGAAGCGTGAATTCCGGCGTAGCCCGCCGTACTATTTTTTATCATATAAGTATTTATAAATCTCATTACGGTTCTTCTACTAAAGAAAATTCGTCAAATGCCATGCTTAGACTACATGTTATTGTTTCGGGGCCAACCTTCGTGGACAACGCAATGCTGCCTAACGAATACGGCCAACATTCCTTAAATCGAAAAATAAGATTTTCATTTTTCTTATTTGTTAAAATATGCAAATCACAATCTGATTTTAACGATGTATTTAAAGTTCCAGAAAGATCTACCATTCTTGCCCGGGCTTCAACTCTTTGTGCAGGAATCATAATATCATATTCTTTAAGTAATAACAACCATTTGAACAACTGACGATAGTTAGATAAATCTTCATCAACAATAAAAGTTAAACGAAGGTCCGAGAACGATAAAGATGTACCCGGCTTCATAACAGAAAGATAAGGAGTTTTAATTTCAATTTTACCTAAAGACACGTCTGGTGTACTAACTTCTGTTACTGTATAAGATGCTTCCGGAAATTTTTCAATAACAAAGTAATAATTTTGTCCCGATTGCTGGGCATTTAACATTCCTGGGGAAGTTAATTCTCTACTCATATTTCTTCTTCTGGAGGAAGTCCATTCTTAGCACCGCCTATCGGAGGTTTTCCGAGATTTGGATTTAAGTTTGGATTCGGATTTAAATCGGAACCTGGTAACGTAGTACCAAGTTTAGCCGCTTCTTCCTCTTTTTTCTTTTTTAATTTTTCACATTCTTTTTTCTTTTCACCCCATTCTTCCTCAGTATATTTAAATACTTTTAAAGCAATGTCATCTTCTGTAAAATAAGTACCAACATAATCTCTCATTCTATCTGCCAACTGTAATCTCATATTTAACATTTCAGTTTCTTTAATTTCTTCATAATAGTTATCATTATTGAAAACATATAATATCTTGTCTTTAATTTTATCCCAAGTTTCTTTTTCAATAATCTTTTTTAGTAATAATTGTCTACCTAATATTTCGGTAAATAGAGTTGAAAATTGCCTTCGAACTTTATAAATGTGCTTTGCAAATTTAATTTCATCCCTTTCAATTTGTGAAGTTTGGCCAACAGGCAATATTCCTTTTTCTCTAACTTCACGACGGGTTTCGGGAACTTTTAAAGTTTTATAAACTTTAAGAACGAAGTAATACAAATCATCTAATTCACCTAAGTTATGCCCGCCCGGCAACGTCGATATTGAAGATCCTTGGCCATTAGCGCTACGACCAATCCAGAAATCTTCAATCATTGCCATAACATTTTTCTTATTTGTTATGGTACCTGTAACATTATCATATGTAACTTTATTTTGATATTTGTTAATCAATCCCCTAATAAATTCTTCAGCTTTTGCTTTAGGCAAATTTCCAGTATCAATAGAAAACACTCTTCGTTCGGGAGCCCTTGAAATGCGATAAATAACAATTGCGTCCTCAATTAAACGTAAGTTGTTAATTGCTTTTAATGCTTTATGTAAGTATGAAACTTCTAACCCCGTTACTTTATCGGTACGCCCGCTTCCAATATGAACCACTAAATCGGGGTGAACCTTCCATCTTGTTTGTTTTACGGGGTCGGTATAAATCCAATATTCTTCCGAAGCTTTTATTTTAAATTCTAAACGGTCGGCCTTTTCTAAAACTTTTTTAATATTTAGTGGATCTAATCTATTTACTTTTAAGATTCCTTCTTTAGAAGCTTCCTTAAGTAAAACTATTTCATAATCTAATCTTCCATCTATATACCACGTTTCAAAAATTTCTTGGCCCATTTTGTTAAATTGCAAAAGATCTAGAATATCGGGGAAGACATCTGAAATTTTTGTTTTGAGATTTTCGGAAAGAATTTTCTCATCAATTTTGGATAAATCTATTTTAACAATATTATCGTCTGTATCAATAACAATTGCTTCATTAATAATTTCTTCTAACGCCCCATCAACTTCTGGATAATTGGAAACCAATCTCCATGTGCGAGTATAGTTATCCATTTGCTGGGCATTTTTGGTAACAGTAGCTTCGGCGGCTGTATTATATTCAAACGAAATTTGATATATACCACCAGGCAATTCATTACTAAACTCAGTTGTTTTTGATTTTTCAATTATATCGGCCGGCTTTTCAATATCTATGGCTTTATTTGGTTTGACTTCTCTTAACCAATCCTCGTAAAGATTTTGAATCATCTTATATTACTCCTAATGTATATTTATAAGATCATACTCGCTTTTGTTTAAATCTGGCCCTGGCACTTTCTTTTCTAGCTTGAACTGCTGATTTTTGGGCAGCTACTTGTCGTTGGATAGCCGATTGATGTTTGGGCGGACGTATAGCATTTTTCATTCTAATACGCCCAGAACTATGTAAACGATAAAGTGTTTCTTTATATACTTCTGCGGCTGTTATATCAATCCACTGAGCCCCTTCAGTGGACATTGCATTATACCATTCACGCCAATTTAACTCAACAACATTTGATTTTATTCTTTGTCGGATATACTTACGAATGATAACAATGCCTTCTTTATAAAACATATTTGTTGCATCTTTAATATCTTTGTATGGAACATTGGCGGGCAAATCTTTTTTAAGTAATTTGAAGTTAGCTAAAATTATTTTTTTGATAAAATATTCGCGCAATTGCCTTGGTAAATAATGAAATGCTAAACCCAAGATATATTTTGAATCAACATTTAAAACTAAAATGATGGGGAACTGATCATAATATGCAAGTTTACCTTCCTCATACATTTTACTGTCATAATTAAAAAAGTAGATTTTTCCAGGAATTATTTTTCTAGATAATCCTGTACGAATATTTTTTTCGGCATATTTTTTCCAAAAATTTCGTTGGGCTTGTGTTAGATTAAGATATGCCATTATTATTGTTTAACCTCATGTAAGGGTCGTCTATGTAATGTCTTAAATCGGGCGATTGAATAAAATTATTATTTGTCACGACTGTGGGCGCTGTTGGTTGTTGAGGTGCTGTTATTGAAGGTGCTGTTGGCGGAACATTAATCGACGCTAAAGTTGGAGTTGCATTTTTTGCACGTTGAACATGCCATGGTTCATTTTTAACTGGAGTATCTAACCCGGCACTTTCTGTTAATCCCAATTCTTTGGCTCTATTTATTTGTCTACTTTGTGCGTCAAACGCTCTAGCACCTCCACCCCTATCAACATGCGGCGATCTATCCGGACTTGCTGCAAATTTATTGACACGTTTTAAAGCGGCTTGTTCTTCATATGTTCGAGCGCCGGAATTGACTTGTAATTTTTCTCCAGTGGCCGCTTTATAATCAGCTGACAATTGCCCCAAACTATTTTTTAAACCAGGTTCGAGATGTTCAATATCAACGTTTTCGTTTGCAAGTTTGATGTTATCATAAGATACCGGGGCGCCCATGGCGGAAGGTATTGTTATTTCTTGTGCTGTTGGTTCTGTTGATGGCATAGGCATTGCTGAGGGGATTGTTTCAGACGCTTTCGGCATATCAACTGGTTGAGAAACTTCAGCGGAAGGTATTGTTATTTCTTGTGCTGTTGGTTCTGTTGATGGCATAGGCATTGCTGAGGGGATTGTTTCAGACGCTTTCGGCATATCAACTGGTTGAGAAACTTTAGTCGGAATTCCGGATCTTTTAGCGGCTAAAAAGGATAACCATTTTTGTTTTAAATCCCCCCCAAGTTGCCCCGTTCTAACTTTGGAAATTAAACCATTGATTTGATCGCGCCTATTTTCATAATCTAAATTCTTAGACCATTCAATTTCTTGTGATCTTGTAATTCCATTTATCTTAGAAAAATCTTTCCATAACCGTTCTCTATCCGCGGCATATTTTCTATTTGGCGGAACACTATTAACTATCGAAGCCATCTCTTGATCTTCAACTGCTTGCTGTTCTTTCCATTTAGCATTCATGTATAAACCAAGAGCGGCAATCGGCGCTCCTAAAACTAATCCACCAGCAACGCTTCCAATCCCACCAACACCAGTTAATGTTCCAGTACCTTTAGCAAGCGTTGCTGGTAATGCTCCTTTTGCAAACGATGCTAAACCGCCAGCTAAACCACTAAGGATACCCCCACCACTTTTAGCTGATGTTCCTTCATCTTTTGATTTTTTTATTCCGCCTTTTTTAATTCCCAAACTATCCATATATGCTTCTAAATAATCGTGAATATCTTGAAGCCAAAAATCTCTATCCTCAACTTGTTTTTCTGTATTTACACTTTGCCAATTCTTACTATAATCTTCGAAAGATGTTTTGAAATCTTCCATCAATCTATAAAATTCTCCCTCAGGTAAAAGAGAAGCCATCGCATTACTTATTAATGCGGCTTGCTCTTCGGATGCAGCCACTCCTTTAGTAGAAGCGGAAGGTTGCTTTTCAGTTTTAATTCTTTCCTTTGCAATATTTTCTAAATCTTCTGGAACGCCCAAACTACCTTCTTCTAATCCTAATTCATCTTCAACTCGGCTTGCACTGGCTTTTAAATCGAAAGCCCCGGCTTCCAAACCAAGTTCTTTTTCAATTTCAGAAGCAGTTGTTGTATAATCTTCACCCGATTTGGCGGGTCTTACTTTACCTCCACCAAATTCATCTGGTTTAGATTCAGATCTTTTAGTGGATTTTTTTGCTTTAGGTATTTTAAAAGTTTTATCTTTAACCAAGAATTCTAATAATTGTTGTCTACCTTCAGGTGATTTAATTTCGCCGATTGCTTTATCCACAACATCTTTAATAGGTTTGTTTTTCTTGCCTTTTGTAGAAATATCTTCGTATGATAAAGCATCATATAAGTTTTTAATAGCTTCATCTACTAATTTATTTTTTTCTTCTTCGGATAATTTTTTTAAAGCCTCTTCTTGTTCCTTTGTTAGTTTTTCTTCTGTTTTTGTAAAGTTATCTTTGAATTGTTTGATTACAAGTTCGGCTACTCTTTTATTTTCTTCAGTTCGAATATTTCGTTTTCCAAATTCTTTTAAGATATCAGCTTGTTGCGTTATTCTTGCTTTTTCTAATTCTTCCTTTTTCTCTTTTCTGGCTTGCAACCATTGTACACCTAAAATAAGTAAAGGTGAATCAAATGCCACACCGGCCACAGTTGCCATTGTTGCATATTTTCTGGAACCAGTAAATTGCTTTTTTACTTTTGATTTTAATGTTTGATCGGGAGTAAATAATTTATCTTTTTTTCGAAATCCCCCACGTTTTGTGAATTCTTCGATGGCGGTTTTCTTCATAGTTTCTAACATCTTATTTAATGAAGAAAACTCTTCGGGTGTTATCTGCCCATTTTTGGATAATGTATCTATGGTAATTTTTACATTACGAAGTGACTCTAAATTCTCCTTAGATTCTTGTGGCGTTTCAGATAGAATAATATTATCTGCTAATTCATTCATTGTTTCTATCAAAGTCGACGCTCCAGAAGAAAAATCTCCTGAAGTAATTCTTTTAGCAGATATAATTTGAATCTTCTTACGCATATCCCTTTCAAATTCAGCTAATCGATTGTTCATCTATATGATCCTCATTTGTATTTATAAGAGAATCATTTTTTACTTTTCTTCTTTTTTATGTGTTCAAGAATCAAAGCCCTATATACATCCTTTTCATATATCAACATATTATCTATTTCGGTTAACGTAAAAAATTTGAAACAATTTGATAATAAATCAAAATTAGATTTATAATAATCCGTTAATGAACTATAATCAACTACAATCCTAAAAAACGTAATAGTTGAAAATCTTCTATCTTGTTTTCCCGTTTACATTTTGAACATTCCCACTTGATATTGAAAACGGGAGTGGGTTCATTCATAAACCATTCTTTGATCTTTTCAATATTTTTAGATGTAAGATTATTACTAGTCCATTCAATGGCTTGTTCAGTATTTTTAAATGGATAACGTGAATCTTTATCCAAGTATGCAAGAATATGATTTTGAATTAAATCATATTCTTGTAACTTGCGATTTTTCTTGATAGTTGATTCAGATTTTTGGTCTAAAGAAAGCATGTAAGATAAAGTTGGATATTTAACTTCAACCCCTTGATCGTCAGATAACTTGACAATATTACTTTTGTTAATCCCGAGATTTTTTATGGTTGTAATTTCACTAATTTTAAATGGCATCCTTTTTTCAACAAACCCACATTGTTCATCTGGGCATTCAACTTCAAGATGAATTGTGTCTCCTTTTGATACTTTCATAATTTCTAAAAACAACCATATGAAATCGTTGTACCCCATGTTTAGAACTTTGAAATTTGGAGGATCGACAATACAATTTTGAGTAACAGTTGCCAATGCTTCAACCAAATCCTTTGGATTTTCAGAATCTTTACCAACAAGCCAAATTCGTTCTTCCTTAACCATAGCTGGTCGAATTTTAACCATTTCCCCAGAACAAAGTAATTTTTTTAAATACGTTTCCGAAACAACATTTGGAATATCGCTCATTATATACCTCCTTTTAAATTTATTTATAATTTTACTTTAACCATTTTTGTTTAGATTCTCAATTTCATAATCCCAATATCTTAATGTTACGGTAAAGGTCATCGGTTCATCATTTTTATCAAATCCCAAAGAAATATCAGAAAGATTTGCCGGATACACTTCTCTAATATGATATCTACGAATTTTTTCTAACTTCCGATTTAACAAATATATATCCATAGAACAAACATAATCTTCATAATATCCAACAGTAAAAGTGCCCTTGTTAACAATTTCATCCAGCCATTCTTCAAAAGCTTTTCTTATTTTTAAATCTTTATCACAAATAAAAGTGGCCGTCATGGGATCAAAATCTAAAGAACTTACTATTTCTTTTTTCATCCCCCAAAAATGAGCACTATTTGTGCGAAGTTCCTGCCCCGGCAGGTTTATTGAAGTTAAAAGATATTTGTACTCTTGTTTGGGAAAAGCAGTTAAAAAGGCCGGTCTAGAAAATTCAACTTCATACCTATTTGGCTGGGCAACGCCATCAATTGCTGACGTGAAATCATCTATCGCTTTAAACATCTTACAAAAGTATATATACTACTGCGTCAAAAAATCTTTCAATTTCTTTGAGCATTCTTCCTTCATAGACCGAGCTTGCTTATCAATTGCTTGACAAGTAGTGGTTCGATCTCCAGAAGCGTGAATTCCGGTGTAGTCCACCGTATTGTGCATTTGCGGATGTAAGCCAAATGCTAGTATGTTTTTAGCCGCGTTCAAATCGCGATCGTGTGCAGTTCCACAACTTTCACAAGTCCATACTCTATCTCCTAGTGTTAGATTATTATGAACAACACCGCAATTAGAACAGATTTTAGATGATGGATCAAATCTTCCAATACGAATTAGATTAATTCCTTTCCACAAACATTTGTATTCTAACTGCTTATAAAACTCTGACCACGAACAATCTTGAATAGATTTTGCTAAGCAACGATTCTTTAACATACCAGAAATATTTAAATCTTCTATGAAAATTGTACTAACTTGGCTGTCGTTAGTTAGTTTTGCAGTGACTTTATGAAGAAAATCCTTTCTAGTGTTTGCTATCTTTTCATGGATTTTTGCTACTTTAATTCTCTGCTTTTCTCTATTGTTAGAATCTTTTTGTTTTCTAGATAATTTTCTCTGTGCTTTCGCTAATTTTGTCGAATATTTCTTTGTTAACTTTAGATTATCAATTTTCAATCCACTAGATGTAGTTAAAAATGATTTGACACCAACGTCTATTCCAATAGATTTATTTTTTTCAATTTTTTGTTTTGTCGGAATTACTTGATTAGTTTCAACATTGAAGATGACATAATATTTTCCAGATTTGGTTTTTTTAATTGTAATTATTTTTACTTTACCTTCAAATATTCTATCAATGACAATGTGCATTAAGCCAATTTTTGAAATAGACAACTTATTATCAATAATTTTAACTACTTGAGGATGATTTGGGAATTGAATGGATTGTTTTCCTTTCTTTGATTTAAAAAGTGGGAATTGATTTTGCTTTTTGAAAAATCTAGTGTATGCATTATCGAGATTGCGTAAAGACATTTGAAGACATTGGGATGGGCATTCTTTTAACCATTTTGTTTCTTCTTGTTTTTTTAAAATAGGGAGCTCATTTGCAAGTTTTAGATATGAAACATTTTTCTTTTCTGTTGTCCATGCAGTAGACCTTTTGTTTAGTGCCCAATTGTAAACCCATCTCGCACAGCCAAATGCTTTTTCTAATTGTTCTCTTTGCAATTTGTTAGGATAAATTCGATATTCATAAGCTCGAATTATATTACTCATATCCCGCATATAAAGTATATATAAAATAGTAAAAGAAAAGGGAGGATTTCTCCTCCCTTTATTTTCAAACGTCTCGAATTTCTTATAACTTAGCTCCTCTTGTTGACTCGGATTCCCAATAATCATATTCAAAATCCACACCAAATTCTTCCGCTGAATCGGTTGTGTCCCAATTCAATGTAATGGCGGCGCCAACATTTCGTGGAATACAACCAACCATATGATAGGTTTTGATAACATTGTGGTCACCATCTAACTGATCTACACGCATGTTGCGTTTCACATCATTAGCGTTGATAACCGAAATGTTATCTTTAGCTCCGTTGACTAATTCAGCCCAAGCCTCCAACTTTTTCTTTATTGTAAAGTTGATATCATTGTAGACTTCAACTGACCATGTATCGAATGCGGAATCGCCTGGCATGACAATTTTTCTACCCATGAATCCAATTTTATATGTTCCAATGGTTCTTGTTGGTAACGAAGAACCCTTGCACAAAAACTGGTCTTGGGAATTACTGCCGGACGGGAAAACAAGAGTTACTAAAAATTGGTTTGGCCGAGCCAAACTGTGCACTGTCGATCTGAAACGATCTACATCCATTTGTTTTCCTCCTTACAAGATTTTTAAAGGGCTGGGAATATTTCTACTCCCAGCCCCGCCTTTATCCTTATAAAGTGATTGAAACCATCCTGTAATAGAGTTCGGGGCCAAATGGATTCTCGCCCATACCGTATCGGGTGTGGAACCAAATACGATTCTGGCCGTCTTCCTCACCAATGCCCTTCTTGACATACACAGGAACATATGGGCAATAGAAAA